CATCGCCCGAGGGCGAGTTGATAAAAGACGTTTAGCGACGGCTCGGAAGCTATCGCACGATCAGTCTTAGAGGTTTTCGGAACCGTTGTGAAACGGTTTCCAGGGACATATGTGATCTCCCCGTGACGTTGCGCATGAAATGCGCCCCATTGTGTCCCTAACCACTGTGGTAGGAACCAAACGGCGTCACGTGTCATAACAGGGTCGGCAGTCATTTTATCGGGTACAGTGGTTCTCCCGCCTCGATCGGAAAACGTCGCTCCGGGCCCGAACCGCCCGACCAGAAGGTCAGGTGGCTCGTGCCCGATCCATTGAACGATTATTCTTTTCACGTCTGATAGGAAATCAGACACGAGCTCCTCCCTGTCGGCTGAGAAAAGCCGGTTTTCAGGTAGATAAGGAGCAAGTCGTTCGTTAGATCGGAAGCACTTACGTTCAGCAGCCCACCAAGTTTCCTTGGCGCGTCCGGCGCGGTCATGACTCGTGGGAAGCTCTTTAAGCTTCTTAAGAAATCCGACCGCAGCGGAATCAGCTGCGAACTTCTCGGCTTCGTGATAGTCGCGTGGATTCAGAGTAAACTCTGAAATACCATCCCAATCACCATGTCGTAGCCTTATGAGCATCGACAAAGCAATAGGGGTTCCGAGGTCCTCTAATAGAAGAGAGACCGTGCGCACCAGTTCATCTGGTAGAGCAGCAGCTTGCATGACATTCTCCATTTAACCAATGAGAGAGATAACCCACAAAATTGCCGCGCCGATTAAGGCGAGGCAGTCGAGTAGCGTGTCCACTTACGTGGGCGCGTAGCCGGCTTTCGCAGCGTCCTTCACCAACGTAGCAGCCAACAGGTTCAAAGCCTGTGCAACTGCTTCATTGATGTTAGTCGAAGGAATAGCCTGTGGGACCGTCATGAGACCGTCGATCACCACGCGATCTTTCGCGCTGAAGATAGTCGTGGTGGAGTCCTGGACCGCGTAAGGCATGACCAAGTTGAACTTGACCTGCCTGGCAGTTTTAGGACCATTCCACGTCGTCCACAGCTTGAAGATGTTGCGGAGACCAATCGGCAATCCGGCCGTTGCACCAGTATCCTGGCGCCACACCGAAGGGGAACCGTCACCCCCAGAACCGGCCAGAGCATCGTAAGTGATGTTGGTCGTTTCATCCGCCTTTTTGACGACGATTGCAGCCATTGTTGGCATTTTGTGCTTTCTGCCGGAAACCGGCAAGTTGGCATGGTTTAACGACGAAGTTGCAGAGTCAGAAGGGAAGCGGCGGTTAAGCCACGTTTCCAACCCCACGCCTTCAAGGGTCGGATCTTTAACACGGGTGTCTGAATGCCCATGTTTCTCTCCATCCGCATCGCATTGCCAGTAGTTTCTTT